TGTAACTAAACACGTTACCAGACGTGAGGTCAAGAGTTGTGCCTGTGATCGTTCCCACCTTCTCAGCGACGGGCGATGGCTCAAAGAAACCCTTTGTGTAGTCGATGGTTACTGACATTAGTACGTCACCTCCGAGGTGTTAATAGTTGAAACCCAGCGAATGTTTGTTGCAGCTGCGCCTGTGACTTCGATCTTGAGGCCACCGTTTGTCGTGTCTGCTGATAAGGTCATTCCCCACGCAGGTGTGTTGTCGAGGATGGTTGTGGCGCTGTTGACGAGCACTGTATTGCCAGCGTTGGCCTCCCTGCGGATAAGCCCTTCGACCTTCCATGCTGCGCAAGCTGTTCCGCCGGATGCCTGCTGACGGGCTACGATGGTGCCCGAGAAGGCAAAGGCTGAGTTGTTTGGGAGGATAACTTGGTCTGTTGTCCCCGCAGCAGAATTGTCCGTTGTTAGGGCCTCTGGTGTGGCGTCTGTGGTGTCAGATCGTAATACATATGTTCCTGTTTGAGCGTCACCGTCCGATGAGAACCTACCCGCCGAATGCACTTTTTGCCCAACGATAGAAGCGGCAGACTGGTATCCCGAAGCTACAGCATAAGTCGCATTTGCTGTGGTTTTGCTCCCCCTGCCAATAACTGTAGAGTAGGCCCCCGCCGACACAGAACCATTGCCAATAGCCACAGCATTTGTACCAGTAGCAGAAGGTGCAGTCGGGCTGCTTGGGTTCTCAGCGTATAGTTCAAGGGCAGAGCCACCTCCAGCCACCCATTCCGTATTAAAATCTGTTGCGTCAATCTTGGCAAGGATTTGACCCGTAGTGCCACCAACGGAAACACCTGCGCCCGTTGCGCCTGTGCTGCCTGTGCTGCCTGTTGCGCCTGTGTCGCCCGCAGGGCCTGCAACTGTGCTATCCGCTCCTGCGGGGCCTGTCGGCCCAGTTGGACCTGCAACTACACTATCGGCACCTGCTGGACCTGTCGGCCCGGTCGGACCAGCAACCGTACTATCTGCGCCCGCCGCACCCGTGTCACCCGTGTCGCCCGTGTCGCCCTTAATGCCTTGGATGCCTTGCGCACCTGTTGCGCCTACTGCGCCATCATTGCCGTCCGCTCCAGCGGCTCCAGTTGGCCCCGTTGCGCCTGTAGGTCCGGTTGCACCAGCGTCCCCTTGTGGGCCAGCGGGTCCTGTGGGTCCTGTAGGCCCGGCAATCGTTGAATCAGCGCCTGCGGCTCCCGTATCGCCCGTATCGCCCTTAATGCCTTGGATGCCTTGCGCTCCGGTTGCTCCAGCGTCTCCCTGAATGCCCTGTGAACCCGTTGCTCCGTCATTTCCCGCTGCGCCAGTCGAACCAGTCGAACCAGTTGACCCCGTTGGCCCTGTCGGCCCGGTGTCACCAGTTGACCCCGTTGGGCCTGTTGGCCCCGCAACCGTGCTATCCGCGCCAGTCGCCCCTGTCGGTCCGGTGTCGCCTGCTGGGCCGATGTTGCCCTGAATGCCTTGGGGTCCTGTAGGCCCGGCAACCGTTGAATCAGCGCCCTGCGGCCCCTGAATGCCAACGGTGACAACAACGGGCGGCGCGGCTTGCTGGACGACAACGGCAGTCATCGTGTCACCTCTTTGCTCAGAATCACATTGCCCTCAAGCCACCGGGATGCACTGGTTGAGCTTGTGACAAGCTCCAGATCGTAAACGCCGTTTGACGTGAGCGTCTCGGTTTCTTCTGCTGTCAAAATCATTGTCACGACACCGGTAGTTCCGCCGAACGTCAGCCGCCCGTTTTCCGTCGTCAAGGTCATCTGCGCGTCGGGTGAAGACTGAGAGTCCCTGATCTGCATACGTCCGGTCAGGTTCGTCAGAATAACCGGATCGCCGTCAACCTCTTGCAAGAACGTGATTACTTGGCTGAAATCCGACCCTTGGTATATTTTCAGATCAACGCGCGCTGGAACAACAGTCATTTGCTTACCTTCACCATCCAAGATATTACATAACCAACAGGGTCCATCGGGATAACTTCCTGCACCGGCCAATTTGCTCCGTCGATCGTCAGCACGTCCGAGGTGCTAGGGGTGATCGTGACGCCGTGATTGACCAGCGAATAGACCAACTCGCCCGCGCCCAACGCCAGCCCGGTCCGCTGCATGTAAGCCTGCCCTGATGACGGCTTGGCCGTAAAGGTGTGGTTAACCGGTGCGCCTGGCGTAGGGTTCCATTCCGGCCCCGTGGGCTGCCCTGTGCGGGTGATGGTCACATAGACTGCCCCGGCCTCGGCATAGGCCGCTGCTACCTGTGCGGCAATGGCGGCCCCGCTCATACCAGCCTCGGGCCGGTCGAGTAGCCGTAAAGCCCACCGTTGATGCATTGGCGCAGCATGGTTTCAATTTTGGTGGATCTTGGGATGGACGAGCCGCCCTTGCTGGCATCACCCGTCACGGTCCATTTTATATCGCCCACGCCGACAAGAACCTTCTGTTCGGCTGGCGTGTATGTCTTACTCCAGATGCCGGGTGTTGCTACCTCAGAAATCGCAGCCTCGTACGCAGCCTCGACGACATTGTCGCTGTCAACCGTGCAAGTTGATCCGTCCAGATATGTAAATTGTATATAATCTGACGCCCGGACCAGTGCCTGCAAGGTCGCGGCGTTGTCAGCGATTACCGTGCCGCGCGCCCCGGCATATGCGATCAGTGATGTGACGGTGCCGATCATGACTGTTCACTTTTTGCTTGGACGACCTGGGCGGTCAGGCATGGTCTGCAACTCTGCGAATGTCAGCCCGACAGCCTTGTAGCGGGCAACGTCTGCATCGCTTAATGGATTGTCCAGCGTCTCGGTCTTGCCCGGGTCGATGATGACGTGACCGCCCGCAATGCGGACGGCCTTTGCACGGGCGGTTGGGTTCCCGATGATCATGTCAGCGTGCCCTTGCGCAGGACGCGCGGCTGCGAACACATGTAGAGCGGATAGCTGTAAAGCTCACCTTTTGCCCACATGTTCCGGTCACGGTCCGGAATGTTCATGGCGTAAAGCGGCTGACCGGGGGTGTTGACAAAACCAGCTGATTCCAGCGGCGAATATGCCACTTCGAAAACGTCTGCCGCGCCAATCGGGAAGAACTTAGCTTCTGCCGTCGGGATTGCAACGGTCGAGTTGTCATCCGTCCCGCGGTAGTTGTGAAACGTAATGCCGCCGATTGTAAACGCCTGGAAGATTCCCGCCTGCGATGCCGCCAAAGACAACGCAGCTTGCTGGTTCAAGTAAAACTTTTCGACGTTGGGATGACTGATAAGTGCGTCATAAAACGAGTCACCACAAAGCGCGTGGATCGTGGCGCCGGCAAGTGAACCTTTACCCGACCGAATCATGCTGCGCGAAATAGCATTGCAGATGCCGATCACGTCAGTCGTGGTAACGTCAAGCTCAAAACTGGTCGCAGCCGGGATCGCCTCGTTGAACGCGGTGGCATAGTTGTAGATCACGGTGCTGCCATCGGCATCCAGCAGCAGACCTTGAAGCGCACCGAGACGGTGATGCTCGTGGGTCAGTTCCATGTCGGCCCGGATCCGCATCATTCGGGTATTGAACTCGGCCTGAACAGCCATCAGTTCGGTTTCGGTGCTGCTGGCACGAATGCCGTCCAGCTCAGCCGCGTAAAGTGTAAACTGCTTTGCAAGGCGAGTGGTTTTCAGCGCAACGGCGTCGCGCGTCGTGCTGCCAAGCGACTCAGGCGGTGCGCCGTCTGCCGATGTCGGGATCAGCGTAATGCCGCCTTCGGTGCGATCAACAAAGATGTTGCGCGTCCGAACCGGCTTGGGGGTGAACAGATTGAGCGAACCCAAGAGCTGCGGAACATATGGCATTTTCTGGACGAACCCGGAAAGGGAAGTCGTGGAAAATGCCGAGTTGTTAAAAACGTCCATAGTGGCCATGTTAATTACTCCTTCAGCGCACAATGATGCCGAGTGCAGCAAGTGCTACATCAGCGGCAAGAATAGCAGCGTCGTTTGCTGCAGGATCGTAGGTGATCTCCGTTTTGACCACTTCAGCGTCACGGAGAACCACAGTGGCAGCAACGTCAATCGCGCTGTCTGTAGCGTTGGTCTGCGGTACCAGAAGCAGACCGGCGGGGGTTTGAGAACCGTTGGTGGCTGCCGCAAGCTGCGTCACGAACTTTCCGCTTGCTGTGATCGCGCCCACGATTGTGCCGGGAACAATCGTGCTGGTCGCCGGGATGGTCAAGGTCACTTCCTGACGCGACCGGACACCATTGGATTCGGACACCAGGAATGCGTAACCGCGTGTGCTTTCAGTGAGAATTGTCATGTCTTATGCCCCTTTCGCTGGCAGGAACGACGACCACGCGTCATTCGATACGACTTTCAGGCCGCCCTTGACGCCATCAGCAAAAGCATCAACGGGCTTGGCGTCCTTGGCCAGCGCCTTGAACATGCCCATGATTTCGGCGTCACTGGCGTCTTTCACCATGTCATCGCCATACGCGCTGGCAACAGACGCCTTACGCAGATCAGCGTCGCCCACGTTTTTGCTGTCAACCGTTGGTGCAATGGCTTTGACCATGGTTTCCAATGCCACCCGATCCGCGACCATCTGGGTCATCTTCTCAGGGGTGAGCGCGGCGTCGGTCAGCTTTTTGGCGTCAGCCTTCAGCGTGCCGATTTCCTCATCCTTCTCAGCAATGGCCACTGTGGATGCAGCAACAGCAGCGGCCTGAGCCGTGGCGGCGTCGGCGATCTGCTTTTGCTGCTTTTCAAGCGCCTGCGCGCCTGCGTCGGTCGTGACAACGGAAAGCCCGTCAATCAGGACTGTCCGCGTCTGAATGGCGTCTGCCATGATTGCGTCCTTTCGGTCGTTATGTGGGGAAGCGCCCCACGGCACATGCGCGCCGTCACTGACACGTAATTGATTGCCCCCGCGCGCTTCCCGCACGACAGCGACATGGTTCATTCGGAAGTCTGACATGATCGCGTCATAGGGTTCACCGCTTGGCGATACCCCGTCAATCATTTCAATTTCAGCGGAATATCCCATCGACAATTCCTTGGGTCCGTCTGCCGACTCGATCAGCCTTATGGCCGCCGCGTCTCGGAATACCAGCGGCACGGTGACAAACTCACCGTCACGCAAAATGCCGACCGGATCAATCTCACCAACGGCCAGGTCTTTCCAACTGTCAGGCGTCACACCGTTTTCGGGGTGATCAATTGTGATTGGCTTGCGCGCGTAGCTGTTGATCGCGTCTCTGGAAAACACCTGATCGTCAGGCCGGTAAACTCTGACGATATTTTGATCAGCAAAGCCCATTTCAGAGCCAAGGTATTCCTGCACATTGCTGCCACGGGCAACGCGCGCAATGACGACAGCTCCGTCATCGGTCCGTTTGATCTGGCCAGTGACAGGCATCGCATCGTTGAAATTCATTCGTCCGCCCCGCCATTCTCGTCAAAATACTCAGCCACGTTGATTTCCAAACCGGGCGCAAGGCCACTCTCCGTCAGGCTATTTACAAGCGACTTTGCAATCGCTTCCTCAGGCACAACGTCCATATCATAAACGACTTTGAAAGTATCTGCAATGATTTTGCCAGTCTCGGCACGTTCCTTTATTGTAGGTTGCCACAACGGCCGCCAATTGTAAAAGATTTCGGGCGGGCGACTGCCCAGCGCCGAGCGGAGCAAACATTCATCCAGGATGGCCGTTGCTGGTGTAAGCTTCAAGGTCTGAAGCACCTTGACTCGGTCGTAGTACCCTCTGGTGTCGGAGTCTCCGCTGGCATTCAATCCGCCCGGCGACATACCAAACAACAGCGTCATAGGGATCGAGGCCGCTGCGCTGACCATTTGCATAAACCGGTCCATCAGGTCGGGTAGTGTTGTAAAGCTGGCACTCTTTTGCTCGTATTTGTCGGCGATGTCCATAAGCAAC